AGGTGCCACAGGACCTACGGGTGCTACTGGTGCTACAGGACCACAAGGACCACAAGGCGAAACAGGTGCTACTGGTGCCACAGGACCTACGGGTGCTACTGGTGCCACAGGACCACAAGGCGAAACAGGTGCTACTGGTGCCACAGGACCACAAGGACCACAAGGCGCAACAGGAGCTACGGGGGCGACGGGGGCGACGGGGGCGACGGGGTCCACGCTTGGCATAACCGTAGTAGGAGATGACAGCACAGGCACAATAATAGCAGATGGCGAGACCATCAAGATAGCGGGCGGCACTGGCATAACCACCGCGATGTCAGACGACATCCTGACCATCACTGCCACGGGCGGTGGCGGTGGATCCACGGGCGACCTCTCAATCATTGGCAGCACCATCAGTTCGGCCAGCAATGGCGACCTGAGGCTCACAACCACAGGCACGGGCAAGGTGGTCATTGGACCAAACGACATCAACACAACCACTTGGCCAAGCACCTACAGTGCGGCAGGCAGTAGCACATCAGCCCGTCACAAAGGACCCTTCATGTTCTACAGCGACCTGGCCATGCCATATGTCAGCACTGTTGACACCAGATACATCACAAATCAGAGGGTAGCCATCGTCAAGTTGGACACTGGCAGCACACAGGTCAATTCCAGCAACCACACCGCGAGGATACAGGACTACATCAACTACGACATCAAGGGCACGGAGCATGGCACTGGCATCACAAATTCTTACACACAGGGACCTGTGGCGGGTGACCATCAGTGCTACATCTACAACACCGCGGGTGGCACGCTGAACGGGGGCAGTGCCACGGCCGTGCAGGGTTACTTGGAGGCACGAGAAGGGCATGGTGGGGATGTCACATACAACAATCTTACAGCAGTGATTGGGGGAGGAGCAGTGCGAGGCAACTCAGGCTCAGAGGTCACCAGGGTGACCAACGCACACGGTTTCTTAATGACAGGCATTGGCACGGGAGGCTCAGGCACCAACGGCACCAACAGGATAGTGACCAACAGATATGCGTTCAGGGGTTTGGACATGTCAGGCACATCCGCGATGGTGACCAATGACTATTCCTTTGTCACTGAATATCACGCCAGCAGGGCCAAGCCAGGGGCCATTGAGCGATTCAGAGAATTTGGCACCACCGCCACCCATTCAGCGTCAGGCACCTATACCGTCAATGCTGAGAACAACCTGCACATCGTCACACTGGGGGCCAACATCACTTCATTCACCATGAGCAACTTTCCAGCAGTGACATCGCAGTCAGCGGCGGTCACCCTGTTGTTGGTGCAGGACGGCACGGGTGGCAGGACGATGACATTCACCGCGGGATCAGGAGAGACATTCAAGTTCGCCAATGGCACTAACACCAGCACGGTCTCAGCGGCCAACGACATACAAGTGGTGTATGTGTTCAATAGATATGATGGATCAAACCACACCTACTTCTGGACCATGGGCCCAGCATTCAGTTAGGAGCACACGATCATGGTATTTCCTGGCATAGGCAGGCAGAGTTGGGTTTCAGGATCCCTGGGCGGAGGCACGGGCAGGACACCAGATTGGAACACCTACGACGGCACTGAAGACACGGCCTGGCAGCAGTGGGTGGACGAGACCAGCACCGCTCTCAGCAATTCTTACAGTGTCAGCAAGACTGAAAAAAATCACATAAGGGGTGGAGGAACAAAAAGTTATGTTGCCATAACAGATGGCACAAACGAATATCTGGGAGTTACCACCGCGGACACCGCGGATGCCACTTCAATGCAGATTGATCTCATTGGTCCTTTTGCCATGGACAGGCCAGAGATCAACATATTAGACAACATAATAATGATGAGCAGTCTGGAAGACGATGGCAGTTTCGTATTTTTTAAAGATGCTGGTGGCATCACCCACACAGGCAAGATGAGTGGCTATGTTACCTGGACGGGCAAGCCCAGTTCCAACGAGCGACACGGCAGCGTGTTCTTCCGCAGCCATATGCCTGATTACAACATAGGATCAGCACCAGGATACAGTTTTAGCACACAGGCCGCACTGGGCTATGTGATAGGCATCGTGGGCAGGAAGACCAACACTTTCACAAGCACTGATAGCAGGATTGATGCAGCCGTTGGTGGATATGTTGACGCTCCAATGGCCAACATATACGGAGTTAGGACTATGGACACCGTGTTCTCAACTCCCAGCACAGGACTGACTAATTTGATGATCAACTCAGGAATAGAATTAGAAAATAATTCGCAATTGTATCTGCCATTTGTGAGATGGCATGAAAATTATCCTAACGTGGTGCAAGGAGATAACACACTGGAGACTGGCAACACAGATGCCTACATCTGCCGTCCTTTGCCTACTGGTGATGACAACAGGGATTTTAACCAATTTGCGGACCACGACTTTAATGGTGGCAGCACGGTGCTTCTGAACTTCAGGCAATTCACCAGCACTGATGGCTCTACACTAGGCACCAATTCACCAGCACAGATATGGGACATTGATGCCAGAACTTATCATCTCAACAATTCTTTAACGGGATGGAGATGGACTAATTTTAACGATCCCTATTATAAAGACCAAGATCCCGTGTCTGGTGGCACAGTTGACCCAATCATACCCACGGTCAATGGAGACAGGGTGATTTTCAGGGACGGAGCCAGCAGGACCAAAACACAGATGGGGCAGGATCTAACACAGGCCATAAGATTAGGAGAGGCACAGACCTGGGTGGGTATGTATCCTGATTGTTCTGGCTCAGTGGGGGGCAATCTCTATCTAACCGCAGTGGCAAGGACACAGGAAAATGTCAAGACCAATGCCAAGACAGCAAGACAGATGGAATACATCGTCTGTGATGACATAACCACTGCTGACACACACGCCAGCAATAGCATAGCGGTTAGTGTGATCAATGGATCAGACAGCACATCAACCGCATTTGATGTGGATGACGCAGTTCTATTCAATTTGCAAGGAAATTATTTTGCGGTGCTGTGGCATAAATCAGGAGAACTTTATATCAGCATATTTAAAGCCAATGCACAAACCAGTGCCATGGTTGACATAGACAGGGTGGTGGACGCACAGAGCCTTGGCACTGTGCCTGCGGATAGTGGCAGTGCTAAAACTCTCAGCGGTTGTATTTTAGGTTCAGGAGTGGCCCTGGTCACCTGCGGCAACTACTACAAGTTCATCAAGGTGCCGGTATAAAAATGTTAAATAACGCACAGGAGAAACACAATGCCTACTTGGCCATCGGCTACAAAAGCCACAACCACACATCTAGACAGCGGAACGGATTCGCCAAGATTAGCTAGGACAGACCTCAAGCAAAATGTCGACAATGTCAATGACATTATTGACATGTTCAACATATCGTCGCCTGCTAATAATCAGATCCTAAAATATAGCACTAGTAATAGCAGATTCGAATTAGCTAGTGAAACAACCGCATCACCGATAACTTTCGTAGGAGATGACAGCACAGGCACGGCCGTAAACGTAGGAGAAACATTCAAGATAGCAGGAACGCAGAACATAACCACAGCCGTCAGCGGAGACACGCTTACGATAACAGGTCCCAACCTGAGCAACTATCTTACTAGTTCTTCTATAACCTTTGTGGGCGATGACAGCACAGGGACAGCGGTCAGCAATAACGAAACCTTCAAGATAGCAGGAACGCAGAACATAACCACGGCAGTGAGTGGTGACATTTTGACGATTACTGGACCCGATTTGTCAAGTTATCTAACAGCAGTGCCAAGCACGATCGCTGTAAATGAAATAAGTTCTTCGGATTCATCCGCGATACAGATAAACGATGGCGTGAATATTTCAGGAGCGACCACACTGCACGGATCAACAAGATTCAACAATCACTACACGGAAAAGATAAACACGCTCGCATCAAGCACCGCGATCACGGTTGACGCCAGCACGGCACCGGTCCACAAGGTCTATCTTGAGAACAACACCACTTTCAAGGTCACTAACTTAGGCACCGGCGGATCGATTACTTTGATCATACAGCAGGACTCGACGGGATCAAGACTGGGGGCGTTCGTGAGTGATGACAGCACCGCTATAAGGTTTGCCGGGGGGACTCCCTCATTAAGCACCGCGGGCAACAGCATAGACATAGTGAACATATTCAATGATGGCACTTTCTATTTTGGCAACATAGCCAAGGCCTTCGCATAAGGAGAACAAGATGCCTTTCTTTGGCAGACAGGGAATATTAACAAATGCGGCAACAGCATCTTTGGCAAGAGCGTCCGCGGCCACATTTGATGGATATGACGCCAATGGCAGTTTCTCAACATCTTTGAAAAAATTTGGAACCTATGGTTTGATGACAGATTTTGCAACCACTACTAATATTTCTCAATTCAGCATAAAACCCAATCCCAATGACACCAATTTCAGATTCAACAGCAATTATGCATTTACGGTGGAATTTTGGCTGAGCACTACAAATAGCAATTCATTCCCTGAAAAAAATGGTGTTTTTACTATAGGAGTTCATAATGCACACTTAAATGACACGGTGAATAGTTCTGGCAAGGCAAGGATTGAGGTCAATGGCACCACCGTGAGAATCTATCTACAAGGTGGCAGCGACAACGCCAAGGCCCTAAGTCTATTTGTAGGAAGTTTCAAACATTTGGCCTATGTGAGCACAGGCACTGGCACACAAAGTTGGTATTTTGATGGATCTCGTTTGGAAACCAGTTCTTACACAGACACAGGTTCAACTTTGAATGCAGTTTTATTTGGCCTTAGTGGGGCCAGACTCACAGTTCCTGGCACTGGAAGATTTGTTTATGATGAATTTAGGATTAGCAACATAGCCAGATACAGTGGAACCACTTATACACTACCTGGTGAATTTACTAATGATGCAAACACATTGGCTTTGTATCATTTTGAAAATAATACTAATGATGACACAAATTAAACCAACACTGATCAACATAAATAAATCAGTTATAACTAGGAGATTTAATGAGTGCAGCTAGCGATTATCTAGAACGAAAAGTATTAGACCATGTGCTTCGTAATTCCACAAACAATTTTAATGCGGAAGACATCATATATGTGGCCCTGTTTGCTGACTCGGGCAGCTTGGCCTCCACAGCATTAGAGAGCGGAACTTCCAGCACTGCAGGCACAGGAAACTGGGGTTACTATGAGATAAACAATGGAAACTATGTGAGAAAGGAAGTCACATTCGCACTGGCGCAAACCGCGGGAGCAACTACTTCTAGTGCCAGCAACATAACGGTCACATTCCCGGTCGCGGCAGCCAACTACAACACCGCGGGCGGCACCGGACAAGTTGTCACCCATCTAGCTATAATGGACCAAGAAACAGGCGGCAATGTTTTATTTTATGGCGCACTTACCACTAGCAAAACGGTGAGCTCAGGTGATCAATTCACTATCTCTTCAGGCAATTTATCAGTAAGTCTGGCATAAGGAGGCATCCTTATGAGCAGTGTCGTTGTTGATCGATACACCACAACAGAGAATTGGTATACTAGTTCCTACGAGGCTCTTATCTCGATCACAGATCAACAAGCCTATGTCTATCCAAACACCAATACGGTTATCGGCACAGGAGAGGACACTGAGCCCGCGTCGGGAACTGGCGCTATTGGTTCCGAGAGACAAGATTCCGCGCCGCGTAGTGACTCTGTAAACTACAATATCAATAGCCTGAGCCAAAGCTCTTTCAGCAGGCATCAATTTGCCTATCAACGATTTTTTGCCCCGGGGTTCGCATATCAGCCGGGAGTCCGCACGCAGGGCGGTGCTAATTTCAGCAGTCCCACATTGACCAGTATAAACAATGTGCCGTCGTCTAAATGCAAGGCAACAATAACGGGAAGATATAGAATACAGGCATCCGCCTTTGCAGGCACAACGAACGGCAATTTCCCACACATACTCCCGCTGTATATTTGGTATCACGACAACACCGGCACAAAATATCTATTGCAGGAAAATATAACGATAACGGGACAAACTATTAACATTAATTTAGCTCCTTCGGCCAACAACAATGCCGCTGCCATAGCACCTACCTATGCTAGCGGAGGCACTAACATTCCTGAAGTTTCATTTACGGTGAGGGGGGCCAACACCGTCCAAGGTGCCACAAATGAATTGGTTTATCTGAAATTAGATGTAGATGCGTCTAAGCCTAGCACCACGGCTGGTGGCACAAATGGCAGCAATTACAATCCGAACAATCCTAGCAACCAAGCAGACGCCGATGGTTGGAGAGGGACCACATTAAGATGGCGGCCAATAGTTAATCCGCTAGGTGAATCTCTAGACAAGCCCTTCTTCTACGGCACGATAACCCGTAACTGGGAAGGCACTAATCTCATCATAGACGGCGTGGGGGGTGATTCTGTCACTTTTGCTCCGGTCTCATCTACCTCTACTTTTGCAGCCTTAATTGTGCATCCGGGCAGCGCTGCTGTTGCGGTCACAAGCTCATTGTCCGCTGCAATAACGGTGTTCGCTGCCTCATCTATGCAATCTAGCTGTGCCTTAACTGCCACCGGCAACACAAAGCACGATATAGATCTAACTACTGAATCTAATTTTGCAATAGATTCCTTCTTCGGTATTATAACCCCAGGTGCTAGCAGTATATCGGCCACTACTGCATTCTCTCCAAGCGCTAACCTGAAATTAGGTTTATTAGAGACGCTCGCAAGTTCAACTGCGCAAAGCACAACAGGTAATTTAATCTACGACATCGGCAGCGATTACAGCTGGGAAGCAACCACTCCTGAATTTCAATCATTGGACTACAATTGGACGCAAAGGAACCAATGGGATGAATGGGAACCGGCACAATGGGGAGAAGAACTACAGACATGGGACGAATGGGAAAGTGACCTATGGGACAGGGCTTACACAATAAGAGCCACAGCACTCACAAATTCTACTACTTCATTTAGACACGGCATTGTTAAAACTTTAGGAGCAACTTTTGACATAAACAATCTACCTGCGTTCCGCAAGGCAGGTGCCGCCTCTTTGTCAGCTGCGACAAATGCGGAATTTACTTCACGGGGTGTGATCGGCATATTATTCTATATCTTTGACATACAAACATCATTACAATCCGATGTGGTTGTGCGATTTGACGCCGCTGCAACAATCACTAATGCATTTACGGCCACGCTGGAAGGCAATCTTAATCCCGACGCATTCTCGGTTATCGGCTTTGAAACTTCATTACAAATCACACCAACCTTCAAGCCCGGCATGGTGCCGACCACCTATGCGGTGCAATCAGCACAGGAGTTGAGCCCAACATTTAAGCCGGCGGGATTTGCCAACATACTTGCGTTGGCTTCGCAAGTGTCAGCGGCGAGGATGTTCTTCCAGGCCGATCCGTTCAATATAATAAAAGTTGATCGTGAAACAAAACGCATATCGATCGCGGCGGAAAATAGGCAAGTTAAAATTGACGGCGAAAATAGAGTAAATATCGTAGCTGCGGAAACTAGAGGTATAATAGTGCCGCAGGAAACAAGGATCTTAAAATTAATGAAAGCACCATTCCTAGAGAGATTCACAACACCTAGAGTAAGATCGGAGGCATAATGGCTAATTTGACAGGATTTAAGAGAGACAACACAAGCATATTCATAGTTAAGGACCCTGCCAGCAACATCCAGTATGGATTAGACTTCACGGATTACCTGAACACCGGCGACACCATAACTGCTGCTAGTGCTACTATATCAACGGTCACCGGCGACGCATCGCCTCTGGCATTCCCCACAAATATGGCCACGGATGTGTTTGTCACAAATAGCAGACTAGTAAACATTAGGTTAATAAACGGATCTGTGGATAACATATACACGATAAAGGTCACTATTACGACTTCCCAGGGTGACACCGACGCTAGATCCTTTCGGATAAAAGTCGAACAGAAATTATTATAATGGCAAAGATAGAACGAAAAAAATACAAACTAGATGTTGAGCTAATAGAAAAATTAGCCTTGATCATGTGCAGCTATGAAGAGATAGCGATGATTATGGACACCACCGTCCCCGCTCTAAAAAAAAGATATAGCGATATCATAGAAAAAGGCCGGGCAGAGGGAAAGAAAGGCCTGCGCAGGAAACAATACGAGAAAGCGGTAATGGATGGCGATGTGAGGATGTTAATATTCCTTGGCAAGGTTTATCTTGACCAAAAAGAAAATCCAAACGAGATAGACAACAACGAACCGTTGCCTTGGCCCGAAGCATAATTTTGCTTGAGTCCACACCATCTATAATTAATTGCAATGAAATTATCTGAGAAGCAACGCATAGTGGCCGAAGATAAATCTAGATTTAGAGTATTGGTCACAGGCAGGAGATTTGGTAAAACAACACTAGCATTACATCAGTTAGCCTATCACGCTCGCATTCCTAACCAACTTTGTTTTTATGTTAGCCCCAGCTACAGGATGAGCAAGCAGATAGCTTGGATACAGATAAAACAGATATTAACGGATCTTAAATGGGTAAGGAAGATAAACGAGGCCGAGCTTACTCTATATCTGCGCAACAACAGCCGCATCTGTTTGCGGGGAGCGGACAATCCCCAGTCATTGAGAGGCATTGGTCTAAATTGTCTCATAATGGACGAGTGCGCGGACATTGAACAGGCGGCCTGGACAGAGGTGTTGAGGCCCACACTATCGGACACCGGCGGTAAAGCATTATTCTTTGGCACTCCCAAGGGAATGAATTGGTTCTATGACCTATATCAGCAGGGGCAAGATAGCACAAATGATTCTTGGAAGAGCTGGCAATTTACTACCATTGAAGGGGGGTGGGTATCCGCTGAAGAGATAGCTATGGCAAGGCAGGATCTAGATGCGAAGACATTTAGGCAAGAATATGAGGCAACCTGGGAAGTCTATTCAGGGATCGTGTGGACGGGCTTCAGTATTAAGGATAGCATAAGACATATAGAGGTGCCGCCGGATATTAACACTTACCACATTGGCATTGACTTCAACCTAGATCCCATGACCGCCGCGGTAAGTTATATTAAAGATAACATTATCTATGTGTTTGACGAGATACAGATCTGGAGCAGCAACACCGACGAGCTTGTGGAGGAGATACACAACCGCTATCCCGGTAAAAAGATAATCGCATATCCAGATCCGGCAGCGAGGCAAAGGAGAACTAGCTCGGCTAGGAGGACGGACGCTAGCATATTAGAGAATGGCGGCTTCGTGTTGAAAATGCCTAGCAAACATATGAGCATCAGAGATAGGATAAATTCAACCAACAGTAAATTCTGTAATGCGGCCAATCAACGCGGTGTATTCATTTCACCTAAATGTAAACAGCTAATAAATAGCTTGGCGAAACACACTTATAAGGAAGGAACAAGTCTTCCGAATAAAAACGAAGGATTGGATCATTTGACGGATGCTTTATCATACAAAATATCATATCTATATCCAATTACAAAGTCGTATGATCCCCAACCACAAGAAAGATACAATCTTAAGGTAGCAACGCATTATGGCAGATTTTAACAGCAATCTTGTAAACACAGATCCACGCACCGGCGGTCCGGTCCTGCAAGGCGTTCCTTTACACCCGGAATACGGCATCTATTATAACCGTTGGCAATTTTTACAAAGATCCTATAGCGGTGGTGCGCAATATAGATTAGGCAATTACCTGACCAGATATGTGATGGAAAATCCAAATGAATATTTGCAGCGCATATCGCAAACTCCGCTAGATAATCATTGCAAATCAATCATACACATCTATAACTCATTCCTGTTTAGAAATCCGCCAAAGAGAGAGTTTGGAAACATAGAAGGCATTGACGAGATAGAACAATTTTTAAAAGATGCGGATCTCGAAGGCAGATCCTTTGATTCATTTATGCGCGATGTCAATATACAAAGCAGCATCTATGGACATTGCTTAATACTTTTAGACAAGCCAGAGGTAAATGTGGGCACGCGGGCTGAAGAGCTAGAGCAAGGCATACGGCCGTATGCGAGCTTGTTCACTCCGGAAAATATTTTAGATTGGGAATACAAGAGATTGCCTTCCGGCCATTACGACCTTTCGTTCCTTCGCCTGTTTGAGAGAGAACAGAGAGCATTCGGGCTAGAGACACAATATTACATCCGCACATTTACAAAAGAGAAAATATACATTGAGAAATACACACCACAAAAGGCAAAAACTCTAGAGACGATTCAGGAGATGGATAACACGCTCGGCATAATCCCAGCCGTGTTCGTCTACGCACAGAGATCGCCCGTGCGTGGCATTGGCGTGAGTGACATCGGTGACATAGCTGACATGCAAAATAGCATCTATAATGAGTTGTCAGAGATCGAGCAGACCATAAGATTGTCTGGCCATCCGTCGCTAGTTAAGACCATAGACACAGAAGCAAATGCCGGAGCGGGAGCTATAATCAATATGAGCAACGATCTAGATCCGGGGTTAAGGCCCTCGCTACTGCAGCCGTCGGGCCAGTCTATCGATATGATCATTAACAGCATCGAAAACAAGGTTAAGGCCATAGACAGGATGGCACATATGGGCAGCGTCCGTGCGATAGAATCAAGGAGCATGAGTGGTATTGCATTACAAACGGAGATGTTGCAGCTAGACACAAAATTAATAGAGAAGGCCAAAAACTTAGAGCTTGCGGAGGAGCAGCTTTTTAGATTGTTCGGCAGATGGATGGGTGTTAAATGGGATGGCGAAATAAAATATCCAAGCATATTCAACATACGCGACAGGAACTACGAGATGGAATTGTTAAAGAAGGCTGCTGATAGCAATCCTGCGGATGCGAGAGTGAAACAAGTGATCGACAGCAAGATACTAGAGACCATAATCAACGACGAAGATGAATTGAATGAGGTCGCACAAGAGGCGGAAAACATCCCGACCACATTACCAACAAACGACATACAAGATGAATCCCAAGCTCTACCACAAACACCTGTTAGTTAGGGCCGAGATAAATTCACCACCACTAGAAACTTTTGATCTAGATGCCGAATTATCTAATCTAGTGAAACACATAGACATGAAGATATTGAGCGGCCCACACACCGCCTGGTGTTGGACCGAAGGCAATAGGGGCTGGAGCGGAACCGTCATAATAGAAACATCTAGCATCACATTCCATTCGTGGGTTGAATCACATTATCCGGTCATACAGCTAGATCTGTATAGCTGCAAGGACATAAGCATCAAGACCGTGCTGCTGTGGCTGCGCCAATTCGATCCGGAAAAGATAGACTACAAATTCATTGACCGAGAAAACGGTTTCGTCGACATAGCAGAAGATAAAATAAGTTATCTAAAGAACTAGGAGAAGCAGTCGTGCGGGCAACCATATACAGGCCGGGCGTGGAGACAGCCAGGCATCGGCAGCTACACATTCTATTTGATGAATACAATCGTAATTTCGAAAAGCTGATGGCAAGGCCGTCCGCCACATACGCCAGCAAATGCCGCAAGGCCTTGCTGCAATTGAAAAAAGTAGCACAAAAAAGAGGCAGGGAAATATTAGAATTGTATGCCCCATCTCTCAACATAGGAAAGGAACCAATCAATGCCAATAAGCACGCAAGCAGGCTCACTGCTGACAAACAGGATGGGCGGCCGTGGCAAAAAGACAACGCAGCCACGGATGATCGAAAAGAGGATAGTGGTAAGGAATAAGAAGCGCTGATGTATCTAAACGCTAACATACCCCTGATAGAATGCTACGTGAGGGGCAACTATCTCAGAGATCAAAGAGACAGCCACGACAAGTATTTTTGGTGTGTGGTGTTTGGTGTGTGTTCTGTGCCTAAGCAGGCACCGCTGTTTCATTTCGTCATGGAGGACGGTGGCATATGGTGGAGGGCACCCATATCAGCATTCTGCCAGGAAGAAGGAGTCAAGGAGCAACCCTTACACGATCTCGTGCTGTGGGACTCATTCTCCTACAACATAGCGGTCACAACATTCCATCAACTGGCAGATGCCAAGATGCGATTCACCACCAGAGACAAAACACAATTTGAAGGCAGATATCTATTCACGCTGGATTGGACGGAGGGTGACTTCAATGAATTGAATTATGGCTATGCTGGCAAGCCAGATCAACACAAGGCCGCCCACTGCATAAAATTAGATAACGGCAACTTTGCGTTGCAACCAAATAACAGATGCAGGGTGTTTGATTCAAACATGGGAGTGGATTGGAGCAAGCCACCCATGATTGACAGATTGGTCAACACGCACACTTGGTCAGTGGAGGACCAACCACGCTGGACCACGGACGAGAAGGAAGTGGGCCAATACGACTACGATTACAGAGACACGGAAAAAAAGTAAATAAGTTATGGTAAAAAAAATCTATCAGAGTAGCAAGGGCGGACTATCCCAGCGAGGCAGGAATTATTTCAACAGGACCACGGGATCCAATCTCAAGGCCCCTTTGAGAC